AACATCAGAATTATTTACGACAACACTTGGTGCACTTGCGGTTGGTACCGATTTATCCGTTACCACCGTTGAACTGACCGTGTTTGTCTCTGCGCTTCTAACATCTGTTGAAACAGCAACAACTGTTATAAAAGCTAACAAAAGAAATAGTTTTAACATTTCCAACGTTTTCTAGCTTGTCGTAGTCTTGAATTTGGATTAGCCGCAGCTTTTGGAAATTGTTTCATTTGTCCTGCACTTCTTGCACAATAGGATTTTCTTCTTTTAGCAGATTTAGAACCTGGTTTTACTTTACCTGTAACTGCTGTTTTTAATTTAGAGCCAGGATTCATTGCTCTATACTTTTTAACTCCCGCTCTAGTCATTCCCGCCCCCTTTTCAGTAGGGCGGAAATTTTTTTTATTTTTCTTTGGTTGATTATCAGCCATACTAACCGATTACAAAAAATACTGATGCAATATTTGTTAGTGTAGCATGTGGGTTAGTTTTAAAGTTTAAACCCTCAGAACCAAAATCTATATTTTGAGTTAATGTAGCTCCTGCTGGTGTATTAATGGTTGCTAAAGTTGCCCCACCACTTGAGTCTTTTAAAACAACAGACCCTGCACTGGCAGCACCTATAATATACATAGACAATACTCTAGCTGGAACTGATGCAACATCACCTGTAGCAGTAATAGTTGAAGTAGATACTCCTTCAGTTGTATAGATCATTCCCATACTAACCTCTATAAGTTTCTATTTTGAATATACTCTACAGTTAAAACACCTTCTCCGTTTCCAGCACCTGGAGAAATGAAAACAATAGTAACGTCAGAAGTTCCAACGTTTTTCCAGTTTGCTTCTGTGCCAGTTGTAGCGGCAGTCATGTTAACTAAACCAACTGCAGCGCAGTTCATTGCATCAACGTATAGATCTGTATCACTTGCAATACCAACATCAAGTGTGTTTGTGCCATTATCAAAAGCAGTAGTTACTAAACACTTTATGTCTACTATTTGTGAATTAGCAGGAATAATAATTGAAGTTGTGCCGAACGCATTTACTTCAGTTACTTCTGCTGATTGTGCCATAACAACAAACCCTGTGTTTGTGCCTGCGCCTTCTCTTATAGTCCCAGCTTTTACTGGTCCTGAAAATGTAGTTGTACCCATGTCAACCTCCTTGTAGTTGTCTTGTTAAGTCTTGAGTAAATTGTATTGTAAAACAAAAAAGGCGCTCTTACAAGCGCCTTCTTTTCCTGGGAGGATCCAGTATTTTTTATGAACCTTGTGAAGCGTAGACAGCTCTAGGATCTGAGTAACCAAAGCTGTATCTCTCTCTAGCTTTGTATCTCATGTTTCCTGTGTCAAAATCGCCTTCCATGCCAGTAGCAAGGGCAGCTCTTACAAAGTGTTTAAATCCATTAGGACAATCTGTTTTAATGAAGTATGCATCCGTATCTGTTAGATAATGGTTAACTGTGTAACCACCTGGTAGCATCCCCATGTTTTTCAGAGCGTTAATGTCGTTGTCAGCAGTACCGACTCTTAGAGTAGACTCTAAGATTCTATCAGCTACAAACTGCAAATTAACAGGAATTATTAATTTCTGTCCTTTCATTGCAATTTTTAAGCCTCTTTCGTCGATAAAACCAGCAATATCAATCATCGCTTGTTCTAATGAGGTTTCGTTAAGGTCTGCATCAGTTGCACTTCTGTTTGAGAAAGTACCACCTAGTGCTGTTGGGTGAGCAGTGTTAGCTAATGTAACGCCGTCGCCTCCAGTTACTGTGAACGCATTATTTAATACGTTAGCACCCCTAACTTGTTTTGTGTAAGCCATAGATCTTGCTAGGGCTTTAGTGTAACGAGCTGATAAGCTGTCATATAAGTTGTCTTCAACAGCTTCCTCAGTTAACGCAAATGCTAGTGCAATTGTGTCATGAGTGTATCTAGCAGTAAAAGATTCAGAAGCGGTATCAAAACCAACTGCTGATCCTTCTGCTTTTACATTAGCTTGTCCGAATCCAACCAACATAACTTCTTCTTCAAAAGCTCTGTCACTTGTTTCTTGCTCAAAAATTTGAGCTGCTTCGTTTTCGTAGCGTGCGTACTCCAAACCGAACAGGGCATTCAAACCAGGTTCTAGTTCTTTGGCAAGCTGTGCTCTATTAATAGCCATATCCTAATCTCCTATATTCCTGATGTTGAGTCCATATAATGAACGTTAAGTTTTACGATCGCTAATCGACCTGCTACAGTTTTATCAACTGCGCCTGCATCCACGGAAGCTTCGTCATCGAACCCTACAATTTTACAGTTCAATGTCGCTCCTGGAGCAGCAATAGTAGCTGTAGCTAGTTCACCAAGTGAATAACCGCTAGTGTTAGTACCAGTGGTAGCTGTTGCAAAGTTTGCATTAGCAAATAATGCACTATCAGGTAACGCACCATCAGCATTAATAACAAATAATGCATGTGGGTTATCTGCTACATAAGCTATAGCTTCTGTTGACGGCATGATTGCCGAGTAACCAGGCCAGTATGGTGCCCATGTTGGAGTTCCATCAGTTGCAATGTATTTACAACCCATGAAAACACCTAGTAAAGGTACCGTGCCGCCTGCGGCAGCACCTACGATATCTATTAACCCGCTAGCTAGAGGGATGACTGGAGAACCAGTCCATATTAAACTTGTTGTTCCGCTGCTTGAGCCTTCAAAGTTAATAGGATACGCATTAACGCCTTGGTTATTATAATTTGAGCCTGATCTTTCGTAAGGACGAAGACCAAAAGCTGCATCTATATTAGCCATAATTTGTCTCCTTTAGACAATGTTGATGTAACATAGATCTTAACCATTAAGATTTTTTGTTTCCACCAAATTCTACCCGAGACTGCCTTTCTTGCGAAATTGGCATGGAGGGGTGCTCTTCCCTCATAAGGTCGTTGTCAACTGATTTTTGTTGATCTTTAGTTAAATTAGCAAAATATTCATCTCTTGACTCTTTAACTTCAATCGGACATCTCATTAACATTAATCCACCTACTGCAATAGTGCCTTTAAATTTTCCTGCATCTAAATGAGGTAAATCTATTCTGTCTGGATATTCATCTGCTTTCACAGGTTCATATCCCGATCTGATTCTAGATACTACGTTTTTATCATCTTGCGTACCTCTATACTCAAATCTTACCCACCGATGGTGAAAACCTTCTGGTGGTTCAGGGGCATCTAAATTAGATGGCGGAGTCCAACCTTTTTTACGAGTTTGTTGTTCACGGGTCTCTAATTTGCGTGAGGTTTTTTGTTTACTGTCTGTAGTCATATTACGCCTCCTTCACGTGTTTTGCGTACTCTTCGAGCGGCACACCAAGTTTTTTTGCGATAGCTACCTGTGAAGGTGTGAGTCTCACAGTGCGGCGTCCAGTGGACGTTGTTCGTACAGCCGAAGCTACCTTTTGAGTAGGTTTCGACTTTGCCTCAAATTTATGAGGAAACTCTTTTCGAATTCTCCGATCAATTTCATTATAATACTCATCGTCTCTCGGATCAACCCCATTCTGCACTAATTCTTGATGAATATCATATGCAGTGTATGTCATAGCATTATCTGTACCAAACCATTCATTTTTTTCTGCCCAAGATTCTGCTTTTGGATCTCTTGGAGCTTCTGGTTGAGCATTAGGTGCTTGTTGATTAATAGCTTGATTAACATCAACAGGTTTTTCTGCTGCTGCTTCTGCTTCTGCTTTTACTCTCAAAGCTTTTGCTTTTGAGACTTTTAATCTCTCATCTTCAATAGTTAATCGAGAAATTTCTTGATTTGCAGCTACTTGTTTTTCAACATCTTGAGCATTAATTGCAGCTTCTAATGCTCTTTTAGCAAATTCTTTTTGATTAACTAAAGCTTTTTCTCTGTCAACTAGCATTGATTCGTTTTGAACAATGTTAGTAGATTTTAATTTATCTGATTCTGATTTAACTTGTTTAGCGTAATCAATTGCGGCTTGTTCTCGTCTTTCCGCTTCACGCATTTTTTTCGTTAATTTATCAATACGTTTTTTTACACCTACACTATATTCTTCAAGTTCTTCTTCTTTAGTTTCAACTGCAGGAGTATTTTCTTCTTGAACCTCAACAATAGGAGTATCAGATGATACTTCTTCTGTTTTAACGTTTTCAGCTTTGTCTTCTTTAAGTTCTATATCAACAGCTTCTCCAGATGTATCTATTGGAACTAATTTTTCTGATTTATTTGTTTGTACTTCTTGCATAGAGTTCTCCATGTTACATTAAATTAGCTGGCAAAATATCTCTTGGATCTTCGACAACTGCCAGTACTTCATCGTCGTTGATTATACGAAGTTCACCACCATCAATGCTAAGTCTAGCTCCTGCATATTTTGTAATGATAATCCAATCGTCCTTTTTGCACCACGCCCCATTAGGAAATTTATCTTTATCCATATAAGCATCAGGACCTACGGCAATAACCTTACAAATATTAGTAGCAATTGAAGCTTGTTCAATAGCAGTATCTGTAAGAAGTACGCCTCCTGCTGTTTTACCTTCTAATTTTAAAGGAAATAAAACAAGACGGTATCCTGTTGGTTGAGGTACTTTTTCTATGTCTTTCTTTTGTTTCTCTTTCTTTTTACCGTCCCAAATATGTTTCGGCATAATTAATTTACTTGCTGGCTTATTCATCTTCTAGCTCCGTTTTTCTTAGCAGGTCCGTGAGTTCCTGTACTTCTTGTTTTAAAGCATGTAACTTTCCCGTTAAATACTTATATTCGTCCCAATTTGGAACGCCTTGTAATATAGCTTGTTCTACTGCTGTTTGTCTAGCAATTATTTGTTTTTTGTAATAAGTAA